TGCTTGATGGCGGCGAGGAGCTCTTCCTCGGGCAGGGTGGTGTCGATTTCGGGGTCGAGCCCCAGGCCGGTGTTCAGGTCCTTGGCGACGGCGACGAGGTCAACGGTGGTTTCGGTGTTTTCAGACATACTGGGCCTCCTTGGGCTGGTTTTTAGGGAATTTATTTTCCCCTTCGATTTATAAAAAATATAGATTATTTTGGCGGCTCTGTCAATAAAAAAATTAAGGCACCTGGATTATTTTATGGAGCTGTAAGGAAAGACGAGCGCCGTACAGTTTACACAGCTGAACTGCCCACGCAATGTTCCTTGCATTTTTTTCCGGGTCTTTCTCATCGATGGGCTGGAGGAATACTTCGGTACACAGTTCCGGGATAATCGTCTTCAGGTGTGTCTCTGAGTCACCGCCGTCAACCAAAAATTTCCACGCCGTGACTACATCCGCCATCCCATTGGCCACCCCCTCTTCCTTGGGGGAGCAGACGATGCTGGTGAGATGGTAGGGGAATCCGGGAATGAAGATCGAACCATTCGTCTCTACCTGTATTTCGTAGGAGTCGGCGAACAATAGTTCAACCAAGCTCCCGAAATTCTGCAGAAACGGCTCACCCCCCGTAATGACGACCAAGTTGGTTTCGCTTCCGCGCGTCAACCGGTCCACTTCCGACAGAATTTCTTGGTCTGTCATGCTATTGATCTCTGTCATGTGGTCGGTATCGCAGAACTTGCACGACAGGTTGCAGCCCGACAGCCGAACGAAAACAGCAGGACAACCAACAAACGGACCCTCACCCTGGATCGAATGAAAAATTTCCCGTACTAAAAGCATTTGGGCCTCCAATCAGCGTAGCTAGTTGACGTCTCCCACACCCGAACACCTGTGACGCACACGTCATTTGGAAGCCAACGATTGGCCTCCTCCGCAATGTACTTCGCCATGTTTTCGGCGGTGGGAATGAATGGAGCAATGATGAGACGAACGCCTTTCTGCCCCGCCAGTACTGAAACCAAGGGGTCTTTGCTATGAAGAACTGTGGAGTGGTCCCACGGGCCAATCACTTTTTCCATCGCCTCTTTGAGATCTTTGAAATCGACCACCATGCCCATTCGATTGAGTGCATCGCTTGAGACAGAAACCTCAAACAGATAAGAATGGCCGTGAAGGTACTGGCACGCGCCCGGGTGCCCAGGGAGCCGGTGAGCAATCTCCGCTCGAAACTGTTTTGTCACTGTGTGCATCTTACTTCTCCTTTTTCTTGGTTTTAGGTCGCCACCAGTAGCTGGCAACATGGGGCTGGCCCGTTTCCAGGCTCTGCAAAACTGCGACTTGTGATTTTCCTTTCTTACCTTCTCGCATCAGAATAGGGGCGATCCTCACAACACCTTGCTCCTCCTCATCCGGCGTCTGGTTCAAACCAAAAAATGCGGTGACATGGTCGAGCTTCCGCTTGTCCTCGCTCGTGTTTTCCGCGCCCAGTGAGTCCTCACCAAACCCCCCGCGATTGGCCTGGGTGGCTGTGATCAAACAAACATACCGCTCCTGGCACAGTCGGCGCAACGCCTTCCACCGATCATTCTCTTGGTGCCGTTGTTCCTTCCGGTCATTTTCAGGGAGCATGATGTCGGCGTAATCCAGAATGATCACGTCGGGGATGAAGCCTTCCGTTTGCTCCCACAGGTCAAGTTGTTGCTCAACACCCGCCACATTGATGCTTGAGTTTGGGTAGGTGGCAAGACGAAACCCCTTCGCCCGGTGGCGCTTGCTCCACCTTTGCGTTGCGTCCCAGGCCTTCTGCCAAGTCAACGGCAATGTCTTGGGGCGGATATCCCACCAGGTTGCGCCTTGAAATCCAGGCAATTTGCGACAAGCCTGGCAGGGGGTGTGGGAATAAATCCAATCACGTTTTTCTTCATTGGGCAGCAATTCCTCCAGGTTGATCTCGAGCGCCTCCTCCCTTCCTCCACCGTTGCGGCACTCAGCAATTTGGTTGTGCTTGCAGTCTAGGACCGGGACCAGCACATCCCCGCAGTACTTAGCATCATTGCTCACCTTGGCTAGATAGACCCCCTGCCGCACAAGGTAGTCATCCTGAGACAAGTCACCCAGCTGAAAGAATGCCACATTACAGCGGTCTGCCACCGCTCGCATAGCAATGTCCATCAGCCGCCAGGTCTTTCCTACTTTGGCCCTCCCCAGGAAAGCAACAAACCCGCCTCGGATAAGATGGGGGTTGAGTAATTCCCCGTACGCCCCTGGAAGGCGGAACAAGGGCTCTTCTCGGGCCTCGAATGCCTTCTGCAGGGCTTCCACGTCCCTCAAGGGGTTTATGCTGTTCGAGGCCGGACGAGCCAGCTTGCGGAAATCTACCAGCCTCCCTTCAGCATCTTCTACTTCCCCTCGGCTAAGGTGGGCTTCTAGGTCTTCCGCCAGGTGCTTGATGGTGCGTTGGCGAAAGAGCTTTTCCGTTTGGTCCAGCAGATAGTCAACATTAAATTTTTCAGCGTGCTCGTACTCATCTTGCAGGGATTTGAGAAACTGTTCAATCAAGTCGGACTGCGCATCATCCAATCCGGCCCGTTGGTGAGAAGCGAAAATGTCTTGAATATGCTGCTTTGGTGCTTTGTTGTATCTCTTGCCGTACTCCAAACACCAAGAAGCAACAGTCACCGCAAAAGGGGCGGTGAATAACTCGGGGCGGTAAATGGGCTGGATAGATTGCAAGAACCTGTCCGAGACCACCATGCCCACAATAATCTGCCGGTCAAGTGATGCGTCAATTTTGCGAAGTCTCGCCATTACACTGCACTCCTGATTCGCCGGTCATGTCCAGTTAGTTCTTCGGGAGCACCACACAGCCCCACGATGCGGGAAACAATGCGATCCCCAAACCATTCCAGCAGCCCTTCCGGACTGTTGTTCGAGGTGATTACTGTTCGGCGCTGTGCCCCATACCGCGCATCCACTACAGCGTAAAATGCCTGATACGCCCAGTCCGTAGGCTTCACCGCATCAAAGTCGTCCAGATACAAATGGGGGACTTGGCGGAAGATGTCGAGCATTTGCTGTTCAGAGCCTCCCGGCCGAGAAAAGGCTGTTCTTACCTTCTCCAGCATCTCCGTCCCCGTGGTGAACAAAGCATCTCGGCCCGCCTCCAGGTCCGAGCGGAACAAGGCCGCTGCCATGTGCGTTTTGCCGGTGCCAGGCGGGCCAAACAGGTAGAGGCTCTTATTTTTGTACTCCCGCACCCACTTCGGGCAATCTGTCAATTTCGCTTGCTGGTGAATGGGACGGACGCCCGCTTCCACCATCCGGCGGGCGGGGACTGCGCTGTCGCACATCTTCTTCACCCGCTCTTGGCACGGGGCGCAGGGGGCAACTTCAATCCGGCTGAATATCTGGGGCCGGGGATCTCCGTCAAAATCTGGCCCGCGCCGAAATTCCCGCAACTCCTGTTGCATGGCGTGAAATCGTTCCAACTGTTCATCCGTTCCAGCATCCGCCTCCCACAAATCAAATTCAAGGGTATCCTCAAGACAACACCGAACCCGCCGGACGATTGCCGAGGCCTTTTTGCAAATGGGGCACAGGCTATTCGTCGTTCGTGTCATCATTTGACCTCCGATTGATTGCCAGCCCATTATATTTGGAGTGATCTATTTTCATGTTACGTTCCATGTTGTGTGTTTTGGGGGTGGAATCATACCGACCCTCAAGCACCTTGGCATAATTGGTATCATTGCTGATGATCCAATCAAAGTTTGCCTTCCAGTCCCCGCCGCCGGACTCGCCGCGCAAAAACTTGGAGGAGGCAATTCGTTTGAAAATATCCCGCCACTCCTTGCGGCAGGGGATTTCTTTGATTCTAGCTTGGAGGTGTTTTTTACGAACTGAGGATAATTTCAGCACTTTTGGAATTGGAGTGTCTTTCATAATCCCATTCCAATACGTGAGCACTTCCTCAGGTGTGATAGTTGGGGGTGTTTTACTTTCAGTTGTAATTGGAATGTTTCTTTTGCTTGGTTTGTGAGCCGGGTCAGTTTCTTTTTCAAAACCGGACACGGGCTCACCGTCAGGTGAGTAAATTGTTTTGTTTTCGTTTATATTAGGATTCATTTCTTTGGGCTTTATTATATATAATGTCTCCGCGGTTCCCCTTTCGCTAGTCTCCGCGGTTCGGGGGAGACTAGCCTCGCAGGCCTCCTTTTCCCTAGCCTCTTTCTCTTCCAATAGACAAGCCCCCAGCTGACGTTGGATTTCATCATAATCTACGAAGATCCATTCCTTTGCAGGGATGCCTTTTTGGACTGTTTTGACCAGATTCTTTTCCTTGGCTATCTTCATCAATCGGGCCAAGGTGCGCTCACTCATCCCGAGTTCGATGCCGCGCCGTTCTTTGGTGGCGTAAAACCACCCCTCATGCTGTGGGAATTTTTTTGCGAAGTAGTCGTCCCTGTCAGCGAGATCCGCCATAAAAACGGCCAGCTCTGCCCCATACATTCGGAGCATTACCCGATTTATGATAAATCCGCCACCAGCACGAAAAAATTGGTTGAACAAGGCTTGGTTCAAGAGACCACCTCCTTCAAGGTGTTATAGGGAAGAAGCGGGGGTGCGGTGAAGGGTCCGCACCCCCATCAACCACAAGGGTCTCGCCGGGGAGCTAACCCGGCGCTTCAGAGGGGGAAATTCCTAAAAATTATATTTTATTTTCTTGAAAAAATAAAGCCCTAAATTATTAAAAATTATAGCATTTTGGGCCGGTAATCACTCAATTCTTCTCCACACGTCGGGCAGAGGTGTGATTTTGCCCCTGCTGACAGCACCACCAGCAGCCAAACAAACAACCAAAGGCCCGATGTAAAAATGGATAAGATCAAGTGTAGAATATGGTTTACGGCTTTCTTCTCACCCCGTACAAATTGAGAGCAACTCATGCACCACCCTCGACGATATTTCATTGACATATTCGTCCTCCTTTCTTCGTAGTTAGCGGTTCCATCCTTTTAAGCCCATTTCCTTCATTAACGCATCGGCCTCCTTCTGGGCCATATCCCCTGGGTCCGTGCCGTCCAACTCTACGACGACCGTTTCCACTCCCGCATTGCTAAGCACCCAGGCCAATTCTTCAGCCACCTTTTGTGCCTGGGGTTCTGGGTCAAATGCGAGGAAGACCCGAGAAAACCTGCCGGCAAGCAACGCTGCTTGTTGGGCGGTGAACCCTGTGCCAAAAGTAGCAAGGGAGCCAGGGCCGAGCCGCCAAGCATCCGCAGCCCCTTCAACTATGACACAACTCTTCTTTTTTGCCAGATCCCACCCATACAGCACGTGTTTGTGGTGAACCGTTTCATCTACCATGGCGCAGGCTTTGTAGCGTAGTTCAGCCCGTCCTGTTATGTCCCTGCCTTGGAAACTTACCACGCGCCCCTCGAAGGTGATGGGCAGGATGATTCGGTGGGCGTAATCCCCTAGACGTCCTGTGCCCTTCAGCCCGTAAACCTCCTCGAGCAGTTCTGGGTCGTATCCTCTGGCATCTAGATAGTTAAAATGTCGCTCCATCATTTCAGAAGTTCCTGCAGGCAGTTTGCATTGTTTCTTTCGGTGCACTGCTTTGATGGGGGACTCTTCTTCCCGTTCCAGTTTTATTGGCCTGCTGCGCCCACCCCCGTACTGCGAGAGGATGGAGCGCAACTCTTCAGGGCCACATTTTGTGAGAGCCCGCACCACTTCTGATATGTGCTTGCCTCGGCACCTCCAACAAGCGCATCGGGCGTCATCAATTTTGACTCCCAGGTCGTAACCGCGCGACCCGCCCCCGCAAAAGGGGCAGTTAATCTGCACCCATCCTGGACGAGATCGAGCACCTGACGTGGTGTGGTCTATTCTCCGGTCTCGAAGAAACTGTAAGATAGCGAACATGGCTTCACCTTTGGGGTGCATCTTTTGTTGTAGATTCCTGTCTTGCGGACTACGAAAGAACCACATTCATAGGTTTTTTCTTCTTTTGTGATTCGCCGGGTGTCCGCATGACAAAAGGGACAGGCACTCATTGTGCGTTTCACGAGTCCTCTACTTTCTCCCGTTTCCGGAGATCTCTGGCCCGCCTTTCTCTTATTTTTTCTTGGAAATTGGCGTAGGCACGGCAACTGACCCTATCACCACAACTCCTTACACATTTTACTGCATCCGTGCAGTAAGTTTGCGCCTTGGCGTTGTAGCTGCTGAATTGGCAGTGGCTCGGGGCATCAGGGACAGTCCCCCCACAAGGACAAGACCAATCACACCGCTTCTCCCAGAACAAACTTTCGGGGAGACTGCGCCCTCCCGGGGGGTGGGGAATGTCAGGGGTGGTCCGGGTGCGCTTCACCTCCTGTAATTCGGGAATACTTGGCAGTTTCCGGCCCATTATCCTTCCTCCTCCTCATCAATTCCTTCCTTTACCGCCCAGGCCACAAGCTCACCCCAGCTGACACAGTAGGTCTTGCCTGTCTGTTTTGATTTGAGTGCAGGGAGGGTTCCATTGACCATTAGGCATTCATAGGTGTTTCCCGTCTCCGTAGAGTTGGCTTCTCCTACCCGCACATGCAAGAGTGGCTGATCCTTTTCCATCATTTTCCCCATTACTTCTCTCCTTTTTTGAGGTTTTTCATCAATTCGCTGAGCAAGGAATCCTCGTCAACATCTTTGCCGTCAAGGGCCTGCGCCAGCACCTTCCGCTTGTGGTCAATCAGTTGGGCGATATCTTCCTCGATAGTGTCTCCTGCCAGCAGATACCAGGCTGTGACGCTGTCTGCCGTCTGACCGATTCGGTGCACGCGGTCTTCTGCTTGATCCATGTCCCCCGGGACCATCGAACACTCCAAGAAACACGTATTGGAGGCTTTGGTGAGGGTCAGGCCAACCCCTGCCGCCTTGATGTTGCCCACAAACACCCGAACATTATCATCAGTTTGAAACGCATCCACAGCTTGTTGGCGAATGCTTGTGGGAGTTGATCCGTCCACCTTCACCGCTATTTTGCCAAAAACCTCCATCAGCCGGTCGATGACATTTTTATGAACAGCAAACACCACCAATTTCTCGCCACTTTCAAGAAAATCTTTGATCCAATCGACAGCGGATTCCAATTTGCCTTTCACCACCAACTGTTTGAGGGCCTCGATGCGGGTGAGGGCTTCCGCTTTTTTTGCCTTTTCTGCTTTCTCGTTGCCAAACTCGGTTTTCAGCCACTGGATGAGGTTGAGTTCCGCGCGGCGGTACTCCTTTTCGTTGCTGAGTGGCATCGGGATGAGGCTGCGAGTTTTCTCCGGCAGGTCTTTGAGCACTTCTTTTTTGACTCGGCGCAGCATGATGGTCGAAGTGAGGCGCTGGTGAAGCTCCTCCATATTGGATGCCCCATTGAAATCCCAGCCGAACCCGTTATGGTGAGCACCACAGTAGCGATGGGCAAACTTCCAGAAGGAAGGAAACATCTGGGGGGCCACTGCTGAAATTGGATTAAAAAATTCAGCGGGCCGATTCACGATCGGGGTGCCGCTAAGGGCGATCATGTGGTCAACTGACTTGGCCAACTTTAGCACCGCCTTGGTGCGGAGGGCGTCGCTGTTTTTGATAGCATGGGCTTCATCGATGATGAGAGCTTTCGGCTTGATTTTTTGCAGTAAATCAACCCACCCCGTCCCTGGGATTTCCACCGCTTTGACCTTGCCTGACTTGGGGTCCTTTTCTTTTTTCACCGTGTTCGGTAGGATGTCATAATTGACAATGATAATCCCACCACCAAGGGGCACATCCCCCTTATACTCTTGGGCCGGGCGTCCTGAAAGTATTTGGACGTTGGGCCGAGTCATCCAGGCTTTCGCCTCCCGCTCCCAGTTTAACTTCAGCGAAGCCGGAACCACGATGATTGCTGGGCGGGCCTGGGGGTTCAGCTGAAGCCACGCGAGTGCCTGGGGGGTCTTGCCAAGGCCCATTTCATCGGCCAGCAGTGCCCGCCCTTTTCGGGACTGGATGAAGTTTACCCCCTCCATTTGGTAAGGAAAGAGTTCCTTCTTCAGGCCGGGGATTTCTGTCACCGCCCACGCCTGTTCCACTTCCTTGGGCGTTGCCGGCGTAATTTTGATTTCTGCCGGAAGCTCAAACCCCCATTCCTTGAGAAGCGCCATGGATTCATCGCACACCGGAGCCGTCCACGTCTTAGACGCCGGGTTCCATTTCCGACCTGACAACCCCTTCACCTGCTCAACGACGGTGGGGTCGTAAGAGAAAGAAATCTCCAGCACCCCCTTCACCAGTTTCGCGGTGCGCTGAGGTTTGGGGGGTTCAGCTTGGGCCTGGGGTGCAGTATTCACGGGATTTACGGGTGCTTTGATGGGTTCCCGGATTTTGGCAGGGGTAAGTTCCAAGCCGGACAACTGGCCCAGGTACTTTGGGATGGCTGAGCGAACAAAATCAAGTTGGCGTGGAGAAAGAAAACCCCGCTGCATATAGTAGCGGGCAATGTCGGAAAGGACACCAGAATCGGCATTGCTGAACCCTTTGCCATTCTGATGGTAGGTGGTGCCTATTGCCTGCTCATCCGCTTCCTGGAACGAGTAGAGAGCAATCAAGGCCGAAATTGTGTATCGAGGGTCTGTGCGGACGAGGTGGGCAAGTTCTTCGCGGGTCACGTGGCGTCTCCTTTATCACATTGTGGTCGGAGGCCCTTTAACTTTCAGGGTAAAAATAATATAAAATAAATAAACTAAAAAATCAACTAAAAAATAAAACCCTCAGAGCCAGCGGCCAAGCCGTTTCTTGAACCAGCATTCCACCCAGTAATCCGAGGTGCCTGCCAAGGTTCCTTTCGGGACAGGCAGGCGCAACCACGCCTCCTTTTCCCCGTTCCAGAACACGTGGGCGAGGTTGTGCCGCCGGTTGAGGAACACCGTGATGTCGGCGTGCGTTTGCATGTCTTCCAGCTTCACTTCCAGGGGTTGTCGCAGGTCATATCCCCGGTAGACGAAAACGCTGGCGGTCATTGGTTTCTTTTTCATGGTGGTTTCTCCTCTGCGTGCAGGATGCGCAGCCCCCGTTGGTTGATTAAGCTGCCAGTTTCAGCGCCTCATTCCACGCCCGTTGTTTGATGTTTGCCTGCTCCCCGAACCAGCTGCCATCCAGGCGGCTATCTGTGGTGCGGGTGGGGCGGTGGTGGTCCATGTATTCCGTGACCGCATTTACCATGCCCCATGCTGTTCCATCGGCGGCGCGGAGGTTGCTTCCTTTGCCCCGGCCTTGGAAGAGCTCAAGACAGGTTTTCACCGACCGGATTTTCCCGGACTGATCTACCGCCTCGATAAATTCATAGGTGCCCTTGCCTTCAGAAGACACCCCGGCCATCACTTTTGCCATCCACTCCAGGGCCTCCCGGTCATTCACCTTGCGACGAGCAAGCATATTTGCCCCCTCAACAAACTTGCCCCAACTGTTGTGAGCGAGCCCAAGTTCCGCCTTGATTTCATCGGGATTGAATGTGCGAGAGTGGGGGATTTTGAGATATTGGGAAGGGGGCGCACCGCCGCGCTCAACCGCACAGGTGAGTGTGTTGTTACAGACTACCCGGACGGAGGTGAACATCGCGGTAGTTGCCAACGACCCATCACAGGCTGTGGCAAGAAGCAGGAAGTTGTTGAGCTTGTCTTGGCCCATGATGCGGGCTTCCTCGCCAGTTTCCGCCAAGGCCCAGAACTTCTTGCCCCCATGAAGCACGCCTGCCGTGTTCAGGCGAAACCCGCCAACTTCAGTCAGGTCTCGGAAGAATTCCAGAACTTCGCGCGGCTGGACTTCTTTGTACTGGTCGCTGACGATAGACAGCGGAGAGAGGTCGTCGTTCCGATAGAGCACCTTGCGTCCCTGGAAGTAGGATCGGGTGCGCGACCCTGCTCCAGCAGCCGTGAAGCTAACCGGGCTGGAATTGATGTTCCAATCCATCCCTGCCTGCTCCGCCCAAACTTCCAGGGGGCTGTTTGGAGTGAGTTGTTGTCCCAAACCGTGCCAGGGAACCTCCCCAACAAAGGCGATGGGGTTGATTCCGCGAACTTCGTCAAATATGATTTCGTGTGCCATTGTGGTCTCTCCTAGTCGTTAAAAATTGTGAGGGTGATGCAGCCGTGGGCTTGTTTATAGACAGTCAGTTCCGCCTCCACACGCTCCAGAATGAAGGAACGACCGTTGCCGAGGTCTGTCCAAATAGAGGGAAATACGTCGCCGGGGCGGATGCCAAGATCGGAAGCAAAGGCGCTGAATTGATGCACCTCATACTCATTTACTTTCTGCTCCTCGACGTGCTGGCGGGTGGCTTCAAATATTGCGAGCTTCATACTGCCCTCCTTAAGCTGCTTTGTTGAAAGATTCAGGACGGACCAGCTGAAACGAATCCAGCGTGCCTACAACTTCAAAGTCACGATCGAAAACCCGGGAACCGTCCGCGAAGACGATGACCTGGTAACCTTTGAGCCCAGTGGCCCCGTACTTGCCATGCTGAACAAACACCGTAGTGAGCACCACCCGTTTGAGGGGCTTGTTCACCTCCACCAGAATGCGCTGGGAGTTAGGGCGGTTGGCAGTAAGGGCCAGGGCGGTGAGGACGTAAGCCTGCTGTGCCGCCTTCATCTTAATTCCGAAGTACTTAGTGCGTGCCATGTCAACCCCCTTAGATGTTTTCGGTGACGGTGAAACCCAGCTGGCGCATCGCCCCAGCAACCTTGCGAGCATCTTCCAACTCCATTTCGCTGGTCACGTAGCAAAAGGGAAACCCGGACCGGATGACATACTTGCCAGGGAGGAAACTGTCGGGGCGGATGGAGTAAGTAACGTCGTCGATGTCTACGAGGGGGCGGAAGGGAAAGACTTCTGCGTTCATGATGGACTCCTTTATCACATTGTGGTCGGAGGGTGGGGCTTGTTGCCGCCCCGAACTGTTAAATATATTATATAGATTAAATTGAGATTGTCAATAAAAAAATAAGGAAAAACGCCCACACCCTTATTTTTTCTGGCTTTACCCCACAGCAACTCCCCCCTCAAAATTTAACCCTTTATATTTTCAAGCAACCCCATTATAATTAATCGAAAAATCACCTACCCAGGAGGCCCCATATGCCCAACAACCAACCCCCGCGCGGCACCGAAAGCGTAGCCCGCTTCGCCCAGCACATGCTCCAAACCCTGAACCTCCCCAAAAACACCTGCAAACGCCACTGGAATTCGCTCTCCCTCGTCAACCTCCGCTTCCTCATGGTCGAGGAGTACATTGAAACCTTCCGTGAGATCGTCAAAACGCAACGAGCAACCACCCCTCTCCAAAAAGCACAGGCAGCCCAACGCCTCGCCGAAGAAGCCGTCGACCTCGCCAACACCGCGATGATGCTCTATGACTACGCACAAGAGCTAATCCAGAACGCCCAGAATATGCAAAAGGATAACAACCATGCCCAGGACTAAGACGTATGACCACATCCCAACAAGGGTGATGCCCATATCCCCTGGACGCACTCCCATATACGATCCCAACACCTTCCCCGAGATGGCATACAAGTTCTGCCTGCTAGGTGCAACCAATGAACAACTGGGGAAGTTCTTTGGTGTGCAGACCAATACTATCGACTATTGGATGAGTACCCATGTTCCATTTTTCAAGGCGGTCCATGAAGGCCGGGACATCGCGGATGCTGAAGTAGCGAAATCTTTACATAATCGTGCCAAGGGATTCACTAAGCGTGCAGTAAAGATATTCTGCAACCCAACCACAGGCAACTCTGAGATTATCGAGTATGACGAATACCACCCACCCGACACACGTGCCTGTCAGTATTGGCTGAACAATCGACGCAGGCACGATCCAGGCAAGTGGGTGAACGCAGAGCGCAAAGAGATCTCTGGCCCAGATGGAGCCCCCGTGTCATTCCAAGACACAACCCTGCGGGACAAACAAGCAGCCGAGGCCCGTGCCCGTCTCGCTGCATTAGCTGGCATCGAGGAGGTATAGTAATGGGGAGGCCGCTCAAGGACTCGGAGGGGATACTCTGCCCTCGTTGTGGTACAGTGCTGGAAACCCGCCCCACCTATGTGGCAGGACAATGTCGTGTAGTGTTGGAGTCCTCTTGTCTCATTTGTGGTCATCTGGAGTACCCAGAGCACCGCGCCCGTAAGATTGTAATGATTGATCTAACCGACCATCCCAACATCTTTCAAGTGTTGTCAACGGGCTCGGGCAACCCAGGGGATGTGGCGGTTGGGTTGTTACATAGGATGTTGTCCCGGAGAACGGTGTGAAGTACCCCAGCCTAATTCAGTATTGGCAGATGCGCAGAGCCGCCCAGGGCCTTCCGTGTGAGGTCTATCCCTTCCACCGGGAGATTGCAGCCCGCCTTACTAAGTTGATGCTGGGAGCTCTTGGCAAGCCCAACCTCATGGTGTTGATGCCGCCTCGTTGTGCCAAGACAGACCTTGCCAACCAGACATTCACAGAGTACGCCCTGTCTTGGTTCCCCGACAGCGAGTTCATCAACACATCATATGGCGCCGACCTTGCCATTGACAATGCTGTTGCCGTGCGCGACTCCCTGTCATCTGATTGGTATCAATCTATGCGTGACTCCGCATGGGGTGCAGAGATGGAGATGCGTGGCTCCAAAGCAGCAGGCCGGCAGGACCACTTCTTCACCCAACAAGGAGGTGTTGTCAAAGCAGTAGGGCGGGGCGGTGCTGCCACAGGCTTTGGTGCAGGCAAGTTGAGAGAGGCATTTGGTGGTGCAATAGTAATTGACGACCCATTGAAAGCCCTGGAAGCCCGCTCCGCTGCCGCAAGGAAAGAAGCATACCAGCATATTACAGGCACGTTGAAGTCCCGCCGCAACAGACACGCCTCCCCAAGCACCCCCATGGTGCTTATTATGCAGCGCCTCCACCCGGAAGATCCAGCTGGCATGCTCCTCCGGGACGAGCGGGACGAATGGGATGTACTCCAAATCCCCGCACACGATGATCAGAATCAGGTCATCTGGCCAGGGCGCTTGTCCATGCGTGAGCTTGAGACCATGCGGGAAGTGGACCCCGACACCTACAACGGCCAGTACATGCAGAACCCCTCCGCAGGCACCAGGCGCATTTTCAAGGAGGAGCGGTGGAAGTACTGGACCAACCTGGCAGAGGTGGAACGCAAGATCACCTTAAAGATCATCACCGCTGACACCGCCTTCGAAGAAAAGACCTCCGCTGACTGGTCCGTTCTCCAATGTTGGGGCTTCCAAGGCACGTCTGGTATGTACTTAATGGACCAGTTGAGAGGCCAGTGGGAGTTCCCCGACCTCATCGCCAACAGTAAAGCATTTGTCGACAAGCACATCGCATCACGGCAGGGTGTCACTCCTGCATCAGAGTTCTGGATTGAGAACAAAGCGTCCGGCATCTCTCTCGTCCAAACCCTTCGCCGGAACAGCCTTGGGGCACGGGCCTGGGAGCCGAAAGACGCTACTCCCAAAGATAAGGTGGGTCGCGCCAAGCACGCATCCTTTCCCATATACGCGGGCCGGGTCTTCCTCCCCGACTACAAAGCACTCGGCCCAGAGTACAAATGGGTGTTCGGATTCATTTCAGAGCACTCCGCCTTCACCGACGACGATTCGCATATGAACGACGACCAAGTAGATGCACATACCCAAGCCTCCTCCATATGGCAGGAGCGCGGTGGTGCCACCGGCCCGATACCTACATAGGAGAACAACATGGCAAGAACAGTTCAACGATTAACGAATGCCGCATTCACAGGGCCAGGTGGTGCGCTCGGGGCGGGGGACCGAGGGGCAAACAGCTACGTACCTCAGTACACAGGCAACCCCCATGACAGCAACGACTTCGTGTACAGGTGGCGCCAGTACGTCCATCTGTACGAAACGAGTTGGGAGGCGCGGAAGATCGTTCGCATCGTACCAGAGGATGCACTTCGCAAAGATTGGTTGTTGGAGGACATCCCTGAGGAAGCTGCCAAGGCCATCCACAGCACCCTTGAAAAACTCCAGTTTGGTAATATCCTCAAACGGTCCTTGATGTTGGAGCGGTTGCTGGGCGGGTGCCTCACCTTCATGGGGGTGGAGGGGTCTTCCGACGAACCTGACATCCCTCTGAACCTTGCGGCGGGTGGGCGTCCTCGGTTCTTCAACGCAATCCCAGTGTCGCGCATCTCCCGGGTGTCGTGGGAAACCAACCCCCTGTCCGAGCATTACATGCGCCCCAGCAAGTATCTTATCAACGGGGAAGACGTACACATCAGCCGATTCCTGGTGTGGGATGGGGAGCCGCTATTTGATCCATACGATTACGCCCTGACCAACTTCCGTGGCAACCTTGCCGGGTTTGGTCCCTCCGTGCTGGCCACCTTGTGGGATGACATTGTGAAGGCCATTGGCACCAGACAGGCAGCATACCAACTCATCCAGACCAACAATGCGATCCTGATGGCAGTGGATGGGCTCCAAGACCTCCAGGGGACCAAGTCTGGCCAAGCCGCTCTCCAAAAGCTGCGCCAGATTGCACAACAACTTTCCGTCTACAATGCAGCCCTGGTGGACGGGAACAAGGTGGACATCAAGCAGCACTCGGCCAGCTTCGGTTCCGTCCCCGAACTGATGCTCACCTTCATCCAGATATTGAGTGCGGGCTCGGACATCCCCGCCACCCGGTTCCTGGGTCAGGCCCCTGGTGGATTGAACGCCACAGGGGAAAGTGACCTGGAGAATTACTACAACGTGATCGACGCCTACCAGCGCCAACACATTGAGCCCCAACTCCGGCGCACCTGTGATGTTGTGGGTTACTGGAAGTTTCCGAAGCAGTGGGCCAAATGGAGAGAGAAGCTCACCTTCAAGTTCCCACCCCTTTGGAACGCCAGTGAGCTCGAGGAAGCACAACGGAACTCGCAGAACATTGACAACGTAATGAAGCTTTTCGATGCGGGCCTGGTGGACGAGTTGAAAGTCATCCAAGAGATCAACGCCAAAGGAGCCCTGTCAGTCAACCTAGACGAAAGCGACATCTCTTTGGTTGAGACTGCCGGGATAGGCCCTGGCCCCACCCCAGGGGAGATCGGCCACGAGACGCCACGACAGGAGGCGGAACAGCCAAACCTAAAACAGGAAACCCAGCGCCTGCGGAACGTCGTCGCGGTTCGGAACGCCGATTCCACCTCATTGCTGATTAAGGCGGCAGGCTTCATCCCCGAAACCGTTGACCACGAGCAATTCCTGAAAGGGTTTGAAGTTGAGCAGGAGCACGCCGACACGGTTGGGGGCGACAAAGTAACCATCGCCAAGATCGTGCTTGACCACCTGGAAGAGGATGTGGAGTATTACACTAAGTTGGAGCGGGTGGAGAATGCGGTTGTCCATTACCAAAAGGGGGCCGACAAACATCGTGCGGCGTGCAATACTCCAATGGGCGTCCGTGGGGAACAAACAACCACCACTGACCCGTCGAACGTAACTTGTGCGAAGTGCCGCGCCAAGCTCGCAGGTAAGTTTGGTTTCCCGAAGGTTGAGAATACTGATAAAAAATTGCCTCCACGAGACCCAGAAACAGGCGAATTTGTTTCTGTGTACCACGGAGGACATATCTCTGCTTCCGAATCGGTTTTGAAAGAAGGTATCAAACGACCCGGTAAAGGGAAGGATTCCGAAACCGTTTCTGTTGCCCTTCGTCCGGATACTGCTTATGGTTACGCTGCTATGTCCGGGCACGGTGGAGAATCCGGTTGGAGTGAAAAAGCAAAACCCGGAAAGCGACCGAAACCAACGCCAGCTGAGGAGCGGCAAATTTACCACATCAAAGTGCCAAAAGAGTGGCATGAAAAGAATCTCGCTCAAAGATTATATGAAGGTACGCCGATGGAGGAGTATCGGTATAAAGCTGATATCCCCCCAGAATTCATCAAAAAATCCGATCGTTTTGGTAACGCAATCCACCTCGACCAACTCCCGGAACCAACCCCGGCCCAGATCCATTCGGGCAATTACAAGAAGCACCACCTAAAGCTGCATGGCCTGGACATCTCCATCGAAAACCCCCGGGGCAGCACCAGAAGAGGAACTGGGCCGGACGGCACCCCGTGGGAGTCCGTGCTTCCGGCACATTACGGCTACGTGAAGCGGACTGAAGGTGCTGACGGGGATCACGTAGACGTCTACCTCGGCCCGTATGAGGAGAGCGAGCTTGTGTTTGTGGTTGATCAAACCCGCCTTGATGACGGTGAGTTCGACGAGCACAAATGCATCTTTGGTGCGCTCTCCTCCACCCAGGCCAAGGAAATCTATCTGGCGGGCTTCAGCGATGGTAAGGGGGCGCAGCGGATGAAAGCCTTGACCCCGATGCACGTTAGTCACTTCAAACAATGGCTGGCTGAGGGGGACACCAAACAACCATATGCAAAAGAGGGGGGCAGGTAGTGGCAGACGATCTTGATTTAATTGCGGAGCAGGAACTATCCCTCGATAAACTTATCCACTCCCAACGATACAACATCCCCGCAGGCACTCC